ACCATTTAGTATAATGGATGCATAATTTGACAAAAGGAGAAAAATTATGGCACATATGGTAGAAACAATGGCTTACGCAGGGGAACTTCCTTGGCATGGTCTTGGTACTAAAGTAGACGAGAATATCGGAGTTGACGGTATGCTCAAAGAAGCTGGATTAGATTGGAGGGTAGCGAAAGTTCCTTCATTTGCATCATTTAATGGTCAAGAAATCTATTCAGGACACGACATGTTAATTAGGGAGTCTGATGGACAACCTTTAGACATGGTTAAAGAGAACTGGGTTCCAGTTCAGAATGCTGACGCTTTTGAATTCTTTAGAGAGTTTGTTGAAGCAGGCGACATGGAGATGCACACAGCTGGATCTCTTCAAGATGGTAAAAGAGTTTGGTGCTTAGCTAAAGTAAAAGACGACTTTACTATTAATGGTAAGGACTTAGTAGAATCATATCTACTATTGACTAACCCTCACATGTATGGACGAGCAGTTGATATTAGGTTCACTCCTATTAGAGTTGTTTGTAATAATACATTAACACTTTCTTTAGCTCAGAAAGGAGACTATCAAGTTTCAATGAGTCACAAGAAAGCATTTGATGCTCAAGAAGCTAAAGAGCTTTTAGGTATTGCAAAAGGTAAGATGGAAACGTACAAAGATATGGCTACATTCTTATCCGGTAAAAGATACGGTCAAGATGACTTACAAGCATACTTTGCTACAGTGTTCCCTAACCAGAACCCTAAGCTAAGAGGTGTTGGTTTTGATCCTACTTCTACTGAGGACTTTAAGAAGTTCGCATCTAAGAATGCTAAATCAGCAATGGACATTGTAAGAACTCAGCCTGGTGCTCAGTTTGCAGAAGGTTCATACTGGCAAGCATTTAATGCAGTCACATATATGACTGACCATGTTCTTGGAAGAGAGAACGATACGAGACTAGCTTCTAGCTGGTATGGTGTTAACAAGACTAAAAAAGTTAATGCCTTAGAGACTGCTCTTAAGTTTGCGGAAGCGGCTTAAGTAGTTTCAAATGAACTAAGGGCCTCTCGGCCCTTTTTTCGTTGACTTAAATATAAATATATACTATAATAGGTATTAGAATATGCATTACGAAGTAGATAACATTATCAGCGATAGCGAACGTGCTGAATTAATTAGCATCTATAATAGTATACCTACGACAAAAGCAGTTCAAGACTATAACCTATTTACAGTAGATAAAAGAATCATTCCTCCTAGACAAAGAGACAATTCTGGATTTAAAACACTAGATGCTTATGCTAAAAGAAAGAATTACAGTCATTATTTTGTAATGTATGAAGAAGGATCTTTTACTAGAATGCACACTGACAATGATGATGATGTAGGGCTTACAATTGTAACATTGCTCGATACGTCAGACCTTGTTGGTGGAGAGACTATTGTGTCTCTTCCATATGAAGATAGAGGAAGGAAACCCGATCAATATAGAAAAGGTTCAGCTCCTAAAAGCAACAACAGAACAATACCAAAAGTTGTTCAAGTAGATAAGGGACAATCAATGATATATGATAAAAGTTTACTTCATGGTGTTGCTCAAGTAGAGAAAGGAAAAAGATTAGTTTTGGTCAGTTGGTATACAAATGAAACAATTTGAACAATATTGTACGGACAAAAGATATCTTCCGTGGGTAGAAAAATCCTTTAAACAAGGTGTAGGTATTTGGAGAGGACTTTGCAAACCAAACCCAACAGCATTAGAGGTAGTACAGCAATATGAGCATTGTAGACAGAATGGACTTCTTACAAAAGATGACAAAGCTAATTATAATAACAGATGGCTTACTTTTAAGTCCGATGCTTACATAGGACAGTTTAAAAAGACTACCGATTTTATGAGAAAATCATTTGGAATAAGAGCTGCTCATTGTTATGCTAACTGGGTAAGAGATGGTCACCACTATGGCAGACACTTAGATGATCAAGATGTAATTTTAGTACAGATGTGGAACGAAACTGCGTACACTGTAGAGACAAAAGGGCTACACACGAGTTATACTCTGTCACCAGGTGATGCTTTATATATAAGGAATATGGCATATCACACTCCTGTTATACTAGGAGAAAGAGCGACTATGTCATTTAGTTGGAAATAAGTGTTGACTTTTATTACGATTTAGCATAAAATAGCTATATAAATTCGCCACACAATCTGGTAGTGTGGCAGTGGCAAGACAAGCAAGAGCGGGGGTTTGTCGGATATACGCGCGAGGGTACAAACGAGGGGCGACGATATCACTTTTAAATATGAGACACTTATAATATGCCAAACAATCCACATACACCTTTTAGACTGGATGATCCATTAAAGGATTATTCTGACTACAGGGCGCCTACAAATATTGATCCATTGATAATAAATTGGAAAGGTAAGATTGGGTACGGAGACATCATAAGTCCTATATCATACGCTGCTAACATGGCAGATAAAAATAGAACTGACGTATTGCTAAGATTCCATTGGAAACAATCTACACCAGAAAAATATAAACCAGAAGATAAAGAAACGATTCAAGATTGGATAGAGCAAATATACAATTACATTGATAAGCCTAGATTTTACGAACTAAAGATAGAACATGTATATGATAGTGCTTTATCCTACAACCATGATAACTATGATGCATCAGATATGGAATGCCATAACATGAGGTTCGGTGGATGGGGATATGATTATGAATCCGTTGTCCATGATAATTTTAAAAACGTAACAATGGTTACCAGTTTAAAGCACAAACAATTACTTCATGAATACGATCCAGGTAAAGCATGGAAAGATCCTCTGGGGCAAACACCGAGTGGTTTTGCTTGGCCTAAAGTAGGTGCACTAATAAAGAAAAGAGGATGGAACTTAAAATACGTACATTACCAAGACCCTCTACAAAAGGTTATAAAGGTAATGAACATGAGCAGTGGTGTTATAGGATACCATGGAGCACATATGTGGGTAGCAAGAATGCTTGGCCTACCAATGATAGTATTCAGTGAAAAGCCTTTATCAGAAAAAGCATTTCCATGGGCTATTAGATTCAAATATTATAGTGACTTTGCGCCTGAAAATATTGAAGAGTATTTTCAGATGTCAATAGATAAAAGAGAGGAGGCAATACGTGACTACAAATACTATCTCACAACCCCAAATATTCATAGGCTACGACAGCAGAGAAGCTAAAGCATACGATGTTTGTAAGTTTAGTATTGAACAAGTTTCAGATATAAAAATCAATAAACTGTTCAGTGAAGATATAGAAACATATAGCAGAGACTGGGGCGAACCTCAATCTACTGATTTCACGTTTACTAGATTCTGGGTACCTCAGCTTAGTAATTATGAGGGATGGAGTTTCTTTGTAGATTGTGATTTTGTTTTTCTAGAAGACCCACTCAAGATTTTAGAAAATGTTGATGATAGCAAAGCTGCTTACGTAGTACAGCATCCAGGTTATATCCCTAACAGTCAAATAAAAATGGACGGTGTTGCACAGCATAGAGCATATAGAAAAAACTGGGCTAGCTTTATTTTGTTTAATAACTCTCATCCTAAGAACAAAAGACTTACGACAGAGTTCCTTAACAATCATAGACCTGGGTTAGACTTCCATCAGCTTAGATGGTTAGATGATGAAGATATTGGTGCATTGCCATTAGAATGGAATTGCTTAGATGACTATTACTATTTAGAGAATCCAAAAGCAATTCATTATACAGATGGCGGACCTTGGTTTGACAATTATAAAGAAACAATGTATAGTGATATATGGAACAACTTAAACGAGAAGATGAATGGCGAGTAGATTGAACGACATCACTATGGTAATGACTTGGTATGGCCAAGAGGATCATTTAATGAGTCAGCTAGAGTTTTACAATAAAATGGCTCAGAGACATAGAAATTGTATACCTAAGCTAGTTGTAGTTAATGATGGCCATGAAGAAGGCAGACAGTTCTTTAGAAACTGTATAAAGGTTCATAGAGATAGATTTGACCTAATCGGTATTGATGTTATGGAGGATGTGGGATTTAACTCTCATGCATGTAGAAATCTTGGTGTCAAGTATGCAACTTCGGACTGGGTATATCTAATGGATGCAGATTGTTATGAAACCATAGGTCTCTACAAACACCTCAGGTTTGAAAAGGAACTAAAGGACGATATGTTTTATGTTCCTAAATGTGATATGGAATCACCAGAAGAGATGTCGGGTTATGAGTTATTATGTCCTAAAGGAATTATCAAATACAAGACACATCCTAACACATGGATCATGACTAAAGAATGTTTCTGGTCTACTGGCGGATATGATTTAGAGTGTCAAGGTGTGAGACATGGAGATGCAGAGTTCTTTACAGCTATTGGGAGACCTGGATGGAAAGAATGGGATTATGATTTAGTTAGCGATGATGATGACAAAAGGATGGTAGTAAAGACTCCGAGAAGAGATACATTCTACATTAGACAAGAAAGAGGCAAGCAGAAGCAAGCAGCAGAAATGATTAACTTCCTTAGAGTTAGAAACAAAAACCCGTACCACAAGTATAGAAAGACCTTGTGGAACTCACCCTATGAATTAGTATGACAAAACAAGTAGAACTAAAAGTAGTAAGCTCATCTGAGTTTGCTAAAATGATAAACGAGACTGTACAGGAAGGTAATGGTTCAATTAACCATCTAGAAGCTGTACAAGAGTTCTTAGAACAAAATGAAGAGATTGAACCAGAGACAATTGCTTCTCTCATTCAAAGAAATCAAAAACTAAAAGCCATTTTATATCAAGATGCTGAGACATTAAACTTAGTAGAGAAAGTAGATAGGCTGCCAGTTGATTAGAGGAACTATACAACGAGTGGAACCATATGACGCATACGTTAAATACTTAGCACTAAAGTCTCATTTTAGTCAGAAGAACTATGACTTCATAAAATACAATGGTAAGGTCAAGGCTTGGCGTACTACTTTTGAAACTAGAAAAGACAAATACTTTTTCTACAAGCTAAGCAAAATGAAGGATCCAGTAGAGTTCCTTATTGCTAACTTTGTAGATAATGATGATTTTTATGTAGGTGATATCAGAGATGACAAAGCTAATGAAGTGTATATGGAATACAAAAAGAGACAACAAGCTCTATCATATACATTTAAAAGCGACCTAAGTAAAATGAAAGAGGACTTTAATGAAAACATTATAGTACCTCAAAACGAACACCCCTATCTGTTAAGGTTATACATGCGAAAAGATATTTGCATTGAAACGTTGACTTTAATTAATAGATGTGTTAAAATATTCAACTATTGGGATGAGGAAATGGAAGGTGACGTTATGTGGCCTAACATTAAAATGAAAGCTGAAAAGTTCTCACCCTTTCTCAATGTTGACATAAATAAGTATAGAGAGATTATTCTTTCTAACTTTAATAAAACGTAATATAACGACATACAACGCGATATACCGCATACAGGAGAAATACTATGTCTGATTCATTTCAAGCGCTTAAGCGCAATCGTACCGAGGGCTTTGACAAGCTAACTCAATCATTAAACAAACTCAACACCAAGTCTAGCGGACCTGGCCCTGATGAGCGTTTCTGGAAACCAGAAGTCGACAAAGCAGGTAACGGATATGCTGTGATTAGGTTCTTACCAGAACCAGAAGGTGAGGATGTTCCATTCGTAAGAATCTGGGATCATGGATTCCAAGGACCAGGCGGATGGTTTATTGAAAACTCATTGACTACACTAGGTCAAAAAGATCCAGTATCTGAATACAACTCAATGTTGTGGAATTCAGGTGTTGAGGCTAACAAAGGAAAAGCTAGAAAGCAGAAAAGACGTCTATCGTTTATTTCTAACATCTATGTTGTTAAGGATCCATCTAACCCAGACAGTGAAGGAAAAGTATTCCTTTACAAGTATGGCAAGAAAATCTTTGACAAACTAAATGAAGCTATGAATCCTC